ATACAACGCCAACGACCCGACGGCGCCTGATTTCTACAAGCCCGTGTCGTGGTTCATGCTGGGCAAAGAGGTGCACGCCAGTCGCTTGATGACCGTCATTACCCGCCCGCTCCCTGACATCCTCAAGCCTGCCTATAATTTCAGCGGCATGTCGCTATCCCAGCTTGCCGAGCCCTACGTTGACAACTGGCTGCGCACGCGCCAAAGCGTGTCGGACCTTATCGCCAATTTCTCCATTACTGCCCTGGCCACGAGCATGGATCAGGTATTGCAGGGTGACGAAGGGGGCGATGCCGCAGGCGACCTGTTCGCTCGCGCCAAGCTCTTTACGCTGGGCCGCAGTAACCAGGGGCTCATGCTGCTCGACAAGGATCGTGAAGCGCTTGTCCAGATCAACACGCCGCTGTCAGGGCTGCACGAGCTGCAGGCGCAAAGCCAAGAGCAAATGTGCAGCGTATCTCGTATTCCGGCGATGGTGCTAACGGGCATCAGTCCTAGCGGACTCAATGCATCGAGCGAAGGGGAGATCCGGGTATTTTATGACTGGATCGCGGCGCAGCAAGAGGCCCATTGGCGTGCGCCCATCGAGACAATTATCAACGCCATCCAGCTCAGCAAATTTGGCGAGATTGACGCGGACATCGGCTTCAAGTTCGTGCCGCTGTATCAGATGACGGCTGCGGAAGAGTCTGATATCCGAACCAAGGACGGTGCTACTGACGTGGCGTATATTGCGGCCGGCGTGCTGGATCCGTCGGAGGTCCGCGAGCGCCTGGCCAAAGACCCGGACAGCGGGCACATGGGGCTTGATCTGGGGGCGCTACCTGAGCCGCCAGACGAGCCTGTCGACGAGGTTGATCCCGCTACAGCCGCTGACGCTGAGTTCGAAGAAGGCAAGCATCCGAGGGCGGATAACGGGCAATTCGGGTCGGGTGGTGGGGCTAAACCTGAGCGTGGCGGCTCGACGAAAACGGCCTATGGTGATTTCGACACTAAACGCGGTACGCTAGGCGGGGCGCAGTTGATATCCAGCCAAGATTATCTTGACGATGGCAAGGTTGCTGAAAAATCCGCAGATGGTGATTATGTGGTGCAAGTATCTCCGGAATTTGAAGTCGACGGCGAGAAGTTCAGGGTTATTGTCGATGGGCATCACAGCCTAGCTGCCGCTATAGCTGACGGAAAAACGCCAGAGTTCGACGAGCAGAGTTCGCAAGAAAATGACCACATTGCTGCGCTAGAAAACGGCAATGTGGACGACTTCCTAGAACAGACTCACATGGGAGACGATTGGCGAAACCGTATTACCGGAAAGAGCGCGTTTTAATGCACGCCAAGCGTGTAAAGTTCGCGGACTTCTTTTGACGTCAAATGTTCGCATCGTTTATTAATCGCTTCGGCCGATTCTTGAGCTTCATCGAACGTTCCTTTTTGGATGTAGTCCTCGCCCAAAATGCTGACGATAAATCCGAAAGCTGGATTGCGTTTAGCTTTGCGAAAGGTTGCGACAGTTTTCATAGCAGTTCCTTTGTGTAGTTGACGATTTGAGTATATATAAATAATTTACCTATGTCAAGGAAACCTAAAACCGTCCGCAGCGTTGCTGCCAATCGCGGCATTGAGGCCAAGTATCGTAAGGCGCTGGCTGCACTCATCGCCGAGATGCATGGCAGCGTCGCGTATTGGCTGACTGCCGCCTATCGCAAGCGCCCGCCCGCTATGGCCGCGCTGGTTGCGCAAGATGGCGGATACGACGAGGCGCGAGCCAAGTTCGTCGGGCTCGGTATGCATCCGAACGTGGCGCATCGTCTGGCCGCCGACGCCAGCCCGGCGCAGCATATCAGCAAGACGCTGGAAGGCCTGGCCAAGCGCTGGCAGGATCGCTTCGACGAGATGGCGCCCAAAATTGCCGAGGCGTATCTGTCGGGCATGTTCAAGGCGACAGACTCAGCATTCCGAGCCGCACTCAAAGAAGCTGGATGGGCGGTCGACTTTAAGATGACTCCTGCGGTGCGCGATGCATTCCAGGCGTCGCTGGCTGAGAACGTGGGGCTTATCAAGTCCATCCCCGCCCAATATTTGCAGAAGGTCGAGGGTACGGTAATGCGCTCTTACAGCGCCGGCCGCGACCTTGAGACTATGGTTGCTGAGCTTAAAGCGCTGTATCCGGCGGCCGCGCATCGGGCTGAGTTGATAGCCCGTGACCAATCCAACAAGGCCAACGCTGTAGTCAACCGCACGCGGCAATTAGAGCTGGGCATCGAGTCGGCCATATGGATGCACTCGCACGCAGGCAAAACTCCACGCCCTGACCACTTAGCGGCGAACGGAAAACAGTATAAAATTGCGGAGGGCTGTCTTATCTCTGGGGAATATCTGCAACCAGGTATAGCCGTCAACTGTCGATGCACGAGTCGGGCTGTATTGCCCATCTAACTGAGGTCCACGCCATGAGCAATAATACCGTACAGCCCGCCATCGTCGTATTCGACAAGGATCGGACGGAAGTCCTGGGGATTGCGCCCGAGGGCACTACCGACATCACATACCTGTCGACTATCAGTGAGGCTCAGGCCAACGCCGGCGCTACTCAGGGGCTGGCGGTAACCGCTGGCGGCGAGATGGTGGGGCGTGACGGCGTGGCGATGGGCACCCCGGTTACTGCCGTACTTGATCCTGTCACCGGGGGGATTAAAGTTTTGGCTGGTACTGCCAGCTACTCCCTGCTTAGTTCGATTGCGCAGCGCATCGAAGCTGCTCAACGCGGAAACGCGGCAGACCGCCCACCGCTGGTGGCGCTCGCGGATTGGACTACGGGGCAGACTGTTCGGGCTGGATATGCAGTCAAGACCAGCGGGCGAGTCTACATGTACACAACGTCCGGTGTAACGGGAGCAAGCGCACCGACATACACGGGCATTGCCGCTGTCGCTGATGGTACGGCAACATGCATCTACATGGGCGCTCCGAGAACGCCTGTTGCCGCAGTAGATGTGCCGACAATTAGTGTTGGTGCTCGTTCTGCGTCATACGGAAAACGCGCCAACCCGATTACCGATCCGGACAAATTCATTTTCTCTGGTGGGATTCCAACGACATCTGGAAACGGGGTGATCCTACCGGCGTTCACGAGCAAAACAGCCGGGGCGATCATCACCACTACGCCGGGCAAACACAACAACAATCCGTGCATTGAGTTCTGCACTGACGCGCCTATTTTTTATATCAACGACGCGGGATTTACTATTTCGCAGTCGTGCCGATTTGTCATCGAGATTGACGGCTATCGCTATCAGGACTCGGCGTTCATGAATGCGGCGGGTGGAACGTCGATCAAGTTCGACTTTTCGGCCTATCCATCGAAAGAGCGGACAATTCGCCTGTACTGGACTCCGGGCGTGGCAACCTACATTTTTGAGGGGGTCTGGACAGATGGGGCCTATGATGTTTGGGCGCCAGTTCAGGACGAGCTTACATGCGTTGTGATCGGAACTTCGCTAACACAAGGGTCTAGCTACTCAAGTTTTATTGGTGGCCTTGGTTGGCCTGATGAATTCTCGTCGTTGGCTGGCTTGAAAGTTTTGACGAATATCGCCGAAGGTTCTTCGGGACTATTGACCGGTACCGGAACGCGTTATTCATGGCTCGAACGAATTCAGGATATTTTCGATCTTGCCCCGGATGTGTTGTTTGTTGAGGGTCCGCACAACGACTCGTCAAAGACTGATGCCGAACAACTAGCTGCATACCTGTCGTTCCTCCAGCAAATTCGCACAGCGCTACCTAATTGCTTGATCGTCTGCTTTGGAACAAACCCGGAGTTGCTATCTGCTCAAACGGCAATGCGTCAGACCGAGATCAATATGGCTGCTACTGTCGCCGCCATGAACGACTCAATGATCTGGTACATCCCTGTCATTTTCGACCCGGCAGGGAGTTGGAATCAAGGCTACAAGCATTCCGGAAACATTACAGCCATGACCGTTGGGGCGAATGCTCAATTTACTTTGTCTGTCACACCAACATGCGTTGTCGGCGACTCGGTTGTACCGTTCAGCATGACCGGTTCGGTCGAAGCTAACGGTCTTGTCGGTCGCGTAACCGCTGTGGCTGGAAGCGTCGTAACAACGGACATCAATACGACTGGCGCAACCGCTTTCACGGGGCCGTCTGGGTTCCTACAGGTCAATGACCTGTACACGTCGCAAGATAGCGTGCATCACCATCAACGACGCATTCGAACTCTCGCTCAGCGTTACCTGCGTGGATTCAAAAACGCTATCTACACGCGCATTGGGCGCTGATTTTCGAATCCCCTCGAATCACTTTTCGATAATCTCTGCACAAGGATAGCTAAAAATGTACCCGTCATCCTTACCAGATCACGGCAACGACCGCGCCAAGGTCGACCCTGAGTTAGCGTCATTCCACGCAGGTACTCAGGCGCGGTCGTTTAGGGAACTCAGCCTGGCGGCCGGGGCGTCGCTTTATTTGCGTATGGATCGCCCGGTCGACATTGTTATTCGGCGATTCTCGCTAACCGTCCAGGCCAATCGTATCCGGTGTGAGATTTACCGCGGCGCGACGATTGGCGGCACGTGGGCGGAAGTAGTTCCAGTCTTCCCGAAGTGCGAAACGAACGAGCGCCCACTGCCGCTGTATGTTCCGCAAAGCAAGATTTACGCGGGCGGGTCTTTTACTGGCGGCACGCTGTATGACATTATTGACATCACGTCAGCCGGCGTGCCTACCAATCAGCGAACTGTTGGCAATTCGGTCGATGATGTTCTCGGGGTGCCCGCCGGCACGGGGTGGTACAAATTTACCAACCCTGACGCAGGTACTGCGTTGGGCATATGGTCGATGTGGTGGGAAGAACTTCCGCCAAATTAAATCTATGCGATAATCCGACCATGCCTACCGTAAAACTCGCTTTCGACCGCAGCGCCCGCCGTATTGACGCGGACGGGCGACTGCACGTCGACGCGAGCCGGATCAGTAAAGCCAACATCTCGCCATATTACGGTCAGGAGATCCCCGGTTACGAAGCGCTCGGCCTGAATCCGCAGCAGGTCTATCGGTTGTATCGTGACCCTGTTGAATTGGAGCGTGCCGCCGATACGTTCGCCCGCCTGCCGATCCTGTCAAAGCACGTGCCGGTCAACGTCACTGAGCCGCAAAAGGATCTGATCGTCGGCGCCATCGGCTCAGCGGTTAAATTCGACGCTCCGTATCTCGTCGCTGACATTTGCGTATGGGATGCGCCAGCCATCGCCGGCATCGAGACTGACACGGTGCGCGAGCTGTCATGCTCGTATCGTTACGTCGCGGTAATGGAACCGGGCGAAATTGACGGCCAGCCGTACGACGGCCGTATGACTGAGATTATCGGGAACCATTTGGCGCTTGTAGAAACCGGTCGGGCAGGCGCTGACGTTTTAGTATCCGACCATAACCCTTTTGTAAAGGATGGAACCGCCATGAAAAAGACGAAATTGGGGCTCGCCCTGATCGCGGCTCTCGGCTTGGCCTCCCCCGTACTTGCGGCGGATTCCGCCTTGCCGCTGCTACTCGGGGAAGCTGATGCGAAGAGCTTCAAGAAGGACGACATCAAGGCCAAGCTGATGGCCCTCGACGCGTCGCTCGACTCCAACAAGCTCGACGCTGTTCTCGACGCCATTCTCGACGTCGAGCAAGAGCCGACCGCTCAGATCACGCCGGAAGCTGCCGCCGACGAGTCGCCCGCTGACAAGTTGCGCGCCCTGCTCGCAGGTAAGGTCGACGACGCCACCATTGAAGCCGCTTGTGCCCTCCTGGGTGCGCCGGCCGCCGACGAGTTCCCGGAGAAGGCTGACAAGGAAGATGTCAAGACCGCGATGGATAGCGTCAAGCGCGAGATGCGCGAAGCGAACGAAGCCGCCAACGAAGTACGTCCGACTGTCGGCCAAGTGCTCGGCATGGACTCCGCTTCCGCCATCTACGGTTTTGCCCTCGATCATCTCAAGGTTGACCGTGTCGGCGTTGAAGGTGCTACCGCCCTTCGTGCGCTGTATCGCGTGGCGTCCAAGTCTGCCGCCCCGGCTCCGGTTGTCGCTCTCGACTCCGCGAGCATCGAAAAGCAGTTCCCGGGCCTGGCCCGTTTCCGTCACGCCTAAGGAGCAATAAATCATGGGCTTCCAAAAACAAGTTAATTCGCAGCAAGCCCCGGCAGTTGCCGGCGACTTCGCTTCGGCCAATCCGCGCACGACCGTGCTCGCGGGCGAAGGTGGTCTGATCGCTGGCGCCGGTGGCGTTACGGTCGGCAAGTTCGCGTGGGTGGATGATGACGGCGTGACCGTTTTTAACCACGGCACTGCTACCCGCAAGCCTGACGGCTTTGTGCACCGCGAACAGCAAGCGCTGATCTCCGTGTATCTGGCCGAGTCGTCCAACATCATCCCCGAGGGCATGCCGGTTGTGCTGCACAGCGAGGGTGACTTTTGGGCTACCGTGACCGGCGCGAC